TTTAGGAATTTATTATTTTGGTGAAAAAATAAATGACTTAAAATCAATCGCATTATTATTTGCATTTGCAAGTATTAGTTTATTTGCGTTAGATGAATTAAAATCTTTAGGAGTATAGGCTTCGCCAAGCAGCATTTTCATCATTCTTATCTTTTAGTTCTTTGTTAATTTTAAATAGTTTAAATGCTTTTTCAACATCTTTTATATTAATTTTTTTCTTATTTTCTGGTTCAAATAAAACTCTTTTTCCATGTTCTATTTTAGCCATAAAAAATAAAGTTTCAATATCACCTCCCATATTTTTAAAAGAATCATAATTATCTTTAAAGAATTTTTCAGGAACATCATCAACTGACCACCCAAATTCACAAACCATATTTTTAAATATCAAACATAATTCTTCGGCAGTGTATTTTTCAATTGTATATACAAATGGAAAACGTCTACGTAAACCATCATTATATGCAAAAAAACATGTATCTAAAGATTCTTTATAACCGGCAATAATACACAAAAAATTACATTTTTGTTCACTTAAATTTTGATTTAATGTATCAATTACCTCTTTTGAAAATGAATCACGTCCTTCGGGATTTCCTAAACTATATGCTTCATCAATAAATAATACACCTCCTTGACAACTATCAATTACTTTTTGGCATTTAATTGCGGATTGCCCTAAATATCCAGCGATAAGATCTGAACGTTTAACAATTTTAAATTTAAATGGCTCATTTGATATATTACTTTTTTCTCTTGCTCTTGTACAATCAGGACATTCACATTCTTTATCATCATCACATTCGTCACAATCATCGTCATCATCTAAATCTATGACTTTTCTATTCATATATTTATCTAATTCAATGTTAAGTAATTTATCTAATGCTTTTAAATTTCTAACATTCATTTTTATATTTTGTACTTCAGGTTTAGGTTTTTGTTCAGGTTTAATAATATCTAGATAATAATATAATTCACCAATAATTTTTCCCAATGTTGTTTTACCAACACCAGGTGGTCCTTGAATAACAGTATGCAACATATCTTTATTTTCAGGATCAAATTCATTTAAGAAAAATATAATTTGACCGACAAGTGAATCTTTAACTGTTTTCATACCAATTACATTTTTTAATTTTTCTAAAGATGGTAAAATTTTATGTACTTTTTTTAAATTAATATTATACTCTTTTGATGGATCATATAATTTACCAAGTGCAATTAAGTCATCCAATGTTTCAACTTTTTGATCTAATATAATTTTAGGAATTGGTACTTTAAGTTTAATTGTCGTTTTTTTAGCTTCTGCATCATTGCTTGTCTTCGGTATTTTCTTAGGAATATCTAAATCATCATCAGTATCAATATCGTTATTTTTACTAATATCTTTATTATTTCTTTTAGTCATTATATATATTTAATTTTATATTTCTATATATTATAATATAATGGATTATCTTACAAATTTTCAAAAAATGTTACATAATACAAAGAGTGATTCTGAACTTGATGATATTGTTGGTGATGTATTAAAAATATCTTTTCAATATATATTTATTTTAATTATTGTTCTCATCTTATTATATAATTTTTATATAACATATTTCCTTAATAAAGCTACTGTTCAAACTTAGATTCTTCATCTGATTCAGTATCTGTATCTTCATCTGATTCTCTTGCAAATTTTTCTAAGATATATTCTCTTAGGCATTCTTCAACAATAATTATTATTTCCTCTATATTTCCTTCATATATTTGAACATCATTTGTTATTAAGTTCATTATAGTTGTTAATTTTTCAATATGATTATTCACATCATCTTTTATATTAATTTTATTACACCATTCAGTCGCGTCAGAACATACATTTGTAAATAAACTGTAAATGTTTTTTAAAGATATTAGTTGAGTTTCAGTAAGCATTTATAAATTATTTATATAATAATTTATATTAACTTTTTTATATATATGTAAAATATGAGTGAAGAAAATATAAGTCGTCCAAAATATCCAATAATAAAATATCCATCAATATCAGATAATGATTTTAGACAAAAGATAAAAAAGATATTTAAACAATATAGAACTAGAAATACTAAAAAGACAATGAAGGATATTTGTTTTCCTACCAAATTTACATATCAATTACCTCAATTATTTGTTTCTCAATTTATAAATCCTGAAACTCCTTATAAAAGTCTTTTAGTATATCACAAAATCGGAGCAGGAAAAACATGTGCAGGTATTAAAATATGTGAAGAATGGAAAGAAAAAAAGAATATAGTTGTTGTTGTTCCTGCTGCGTTACTTGGTAATTTTTATAAAGAATTACGTAGTGAGTGTACTGGAGAAGATTATATAACAAATAAAGAAAGAAAACTTTTATCAACTTTGAAGTCAGAATCACACGAATACAAACAAATTATATCAAATGTAAATAAAAAGATAGAAAAATACTATACTATTTTATCATATCATAAATTTGTTAGTTTAGCCCAAGAAAAAAAAATAAACTTAAAAAATAGTCTTCTTTTAATTGATGAAGTTCAAAATATAGTTTCCGAAGGTGGTACATTTTATACAACATTTATGAAATTAATAAATAACGCTCCACCAGATTTAAGAACAGTTATTTTATCAGCAACACCAATATTTGATAGACCAATGGAATTAGGATTAACAATAAATTTATTAAGACCTAGAACTGAATTTCCAGTAGGAACAGATTTTAATGAAGAATTTGTAAAAACTAAAAAGACATCTGATGGAATTTCATATGAATTAAAGAATATTAATAAATTAAAAGATATGTTAAATGGATATGTTTCATATTACAGAGGAGCACCCGATCATGTATTTCCAAAAAAGCATTTAAAATTTGTAAACTGCAAAATGAGTAAATTTCAATATGATGCTTATAAGACAGTTATGGAGCAAGAAGGATATGGTAGATTTACAAATAGTGATGTTTTAAATTTACCAAATAATTTTTTAATTGGACCTCGTATTATTTCAAATGTGGCATTTCCAAATAAAGGTATTGAAGAAGATGGATTTGATAGTTTTAAAGGAAAAGCATTAGAATATGATTCATTAAAAACATATTCAATTAAATTTTATAAGATAATGAAAAAAATTAAATCATGTAAAGGAACAATTTTTGTTTATTCAAATTTTAAAGAATTTGGAGGATTAAAATCATTTATTAAAGTTCTTGAATATCACAAATATAAAGATTTTGCAGATCATGGTGTTGGAAAATATAGATTTGCTGTATGGAGTGGTGATGAAACTCATGAAAAGAAAGAATTATTAAAAGATTATTTTAATAAAAAAGACAATCAAGATGGTCATATGATTAAAGTGTTGTTGGGATCTCCTTCAATTAAAGAAGGTGTATCATTATTACGTGTAAAACAAGTTCATATTTTAGAGCCATATTGGAATATGTCAAGATTGGAGCAAGTTATTGGAAGAGCAGTCAGATTTTGTTCTCACAAAGATGTTCCATATGCAGAAAGAAATGTTGAAGTGTATATTTATATTGCTAGTGGAACAGATAAAGAAGATATAAGTGTAGATCATCATATTATGAAAATGGCGTTTAAGAAAAAGGAATTAACAGATCAATTTGAAAATGTAATAAAAGAAATGGCAGTTGATAGATATTTGTTTCAAAACTAAAAATAAAAATTTATTTTTAGCTTTAGCTCACCAGATAGAGAAGAGTAGGCACCAGAAGGATACCATCACGACGAGGATAATCCACGTGCCACAGTCATCCGATACGGAGTTCATCATCTGGAGGACGATGCCAGGCGGATGGGGTTTGTTTCGTGAGATCTCGCCGTAGTAGGGCGTGGTATGCCCGTTCTTGTCGGTTGTCCAGGCACCCATTTTGGAAAGAGTGTATAGGGAACGGAGAAAGAGAAGTGTAATAATCTTAATAAAACTTATATGTTATTATTTTTTCAATTTTTATAATAATTTTCCTACTCCATCTGGATGATTTTTCTTGAAATCTTCCTTAGTAAATCCATTTTTTTCACTTAGATTAATACCTAATAAATCTAAAAACATCATAAATATAACAGATGATACTGACGGAACAACATTAAAGTTATCTGCTTCTTCAATTTTAAAATTACATAAATTTATAGAATGATTCATATTATTTTTTAAAGTACAATTATCATTATTTGTTATACTAATTTGAATTACTTTAAAATTATTTTTAATGTATTCCGAGGCTTTAATTAATTCATTTGTATTACCTGAATTACTTATATAAATTATAATATCATTATCTTTAATGATTCCTAAATCACCATGAAATAAATCTTGAATTAATAAATCATGTACATTGATTTGTAAAGATTGCCATGTTGCTATAGATTTTTTTGATATGTGATATGATTTTCCAATTCCTGTTATAAATATTGAATTATAATTATAATTGTTGATTATTGATGTTAAATGATTTATATTTTTTTTAATATCTTCTTTTGCCTTTATTATTTGGGAATAATATAATTCTATTTTTATATCCATATAAATAAAAAATAATATTATATAAAATATATAACACATGAAGATATATTATGACGGTTTAAACATTGAAAAATATTCTAAAAATAATATTGTTGAAGGATTTACAACAAATTGTACATTTTTTTCTCAAAACGATACAAAGAATTATCTTGATTTTTATAATAAGAATAAAGAATTTATTCAAGATAAAGATATATCATTTCAGACATGGGAAAATGGTGATTTGGGAATTAAACAAATTAATGAAATAAATAGTATAGATCAAAAAATTTTTATAAAAATACCAATTATAAATTCTAAAAATGAATTAAATACGAATTTAATAAATTATGCAATATGTAATAAAATGCCAATAAATATTACTGCTATTTATACATATGATCAAATAAAACATTCATATGAATTAGTGAAATCTATAGAAACAAAAGTAATTATATCTATTTTTGGAGGTCCTATATCAGATTCCGGAATGGATCCATCCCCATTTATTTTATATGCAAAACATTTATTTAAAGATTTAAAAAATGTAGAAATATTATGGGCTGGATGTAGAGAATTATATACTATAACAAGAGCTGAGAATTTAGGATGTGATATTATAACAGTTCCTGGTGATATTATTGATAAAATGAATCTGTTTAAGTATGATTTGAATCTTTTATCACTTGAAAGAGTAAATAAGTTTAGAAATGATGCGATAAATGGAAAAATTTCAATTATATAGTTATATATATGGAAAAAACTAAAGAAGAAAGAAAAGAAGAAATTAATAATATAGTTAGATTATTAATTAAAAATAATTATCATATTGGTGTAGATGGAATGCCACAATTTTTTGAAATTGCAAAAGATTTTATAGATAAGGGAATAGAATGGAAAGGTGAGATAGAAATGGTTGCAACAAGGCATAAATTAGTTGGATTTTTATCAAATCAAAAAAATATTAAATGTAGTTTAATGTTACAATATGATCCAAACGTATAAATTAATTTATCTCAATGACTTCAAATATTCATTTAATGACATTTTCTTAACAGTATTTTTAAACTGGAATGGTTCATTATATGGTAATTCCATATTATGTTCTCTATATATATTTTCGAATCTTTTATTATATTCTTTTTTATCTTCTTCTTCCCAAATTGATTTAGGTAGTTTATCAATTTGAGCATTTAATGATTTAATTTCTTGTTTCAGAGTTTTAATTTGCTTTTCTAAAGTTACAATAATAGATTCAATTTCTTTATTAACATTAATTGCACTAACTGATAAATACATTATATGTTGATTTTCAAGTTCATTTAATAGATTTATCTTATAGTTACGTTCAAGTGTTAATTCTAAATCTGTAGATACTACATTGTGAACAGGTATATTTTCTTCTAAATCACGTAATTTCTTTCTGAATGAATATGTTGTTATTTCAAAAGGTTGTCCTTCATCATCATATTCAATCCAAATATCACGAGTTAATGATAACGTATTTCTACGTTTGAAAACGTTTAATTCATCTTCTACACGTTCAATTTCTCTTTGAATATGTTTACGTTTCTCTACTAATAGTTCATTATTGCGATTAATATTTTTAATTTTTAATACTTCAGTCATATGATGCTTAAAATCATCATTTAACTCTTTAAGTTTTTTCTGTGTAATTTCATAAGGAGATGGTAAAGAATTAACTGTATCAAGATCTTCTTGAGCAAGTCTTACATTTTCTTCAAGAGTATTCATTTTGATAGATAGTTTTTCTTTTCTTAAGACTTTTTCTTTACGTTCCTCAATCCTTTGTTGGTAAATATCTTTTTCTTTTCTAGATGCGCCAACTTCTAATTTATCTATCCATTCAATTTCTATTTCAGAATGTTCTTTTTTAATGGCTTCAAGGATACTTGTAGCATCTTGTAATTTCTTATGAAATTTAGCATTACGTAAATCTTTATCTTCTTGAGTTTCAGGTTTCAACAACTTAAATTTTGTTTCAAGTTTCTTTATTGTTGCAAGTTTCTTATCATTTTCAAGTTGAATTTTCTCTAATTCTTCTTTGATTTGATTAGAATATTCTTGATTTTCATCAATCAATTTATCAGCACTTTCTTTTGATTTTATCAATTCATCAAGCTTTACATTTATTTCTTCTAATCTTTGTGCATTTTTATCAATTTCTATTTTCAAGGGTTTTGGATAACTCGAAAGTGAAAATGGTATCTTGTATTCCATTTTGTTTTATAGATTGTATATATTTATATGCTTTTATGTATAAATGAATAAAATTCAATTTTTTATGAAAGATAAAAAAATTAGGATGGATTAAACTCAGAAAATCTAATTCTATCATCGCCAAATATTTCTATTTTGGGTTTGAACTCTTCTCTATCAAGACTCCATAAGATTTTGTAGAGTACCCAGCTTTCTGGATAGAATTCTGGCTCATCGTTTATAATGTTGCGACATGTATTTTTACAACGATACCCTAGCTTTGAACTCCGCCAATTGTCTAGAATTTGAGAGATCAATATATTAGGATTTTCTATTAGTAATTCTTCTGCAGTAATTCCAAAGTTATCTCTTTTATCAATTATTCCTTGACAATTACAACTTTTTTGATCATGGCAACCACAGTGAAGATATCCATAATCTAAGATCATCCTTACTATTTCTTTTTGATGAGTTCCAACTGCTATATGGAATACTGTATGACCATGATAAGTCGTTAAAAGATAATTTGCATTATGAGTCAACAGTATTTTACACGCATTGATATTTTCATGCTTACATGCAGTCATCAAAGGTGTCCATCCAGTGTTTTCATTCTGGTAATCGATATCTGCTCCTGCATCGATTAGCAATTTAATGATCTTTGTGTTGCCGTTACGACAGGCAAAGTAAAGTGCTGAACCATTATCACAATTGACATTCGGATTTGCACCAAGGGTCAATAGAATTCGTATTCGATTTTCATCGTTAGCTATTGCTGCTCGAATTAACTGTGTTGTATCTTTGATCGTATCATACCAAGGGACTCTAAAATTCCATCCTAAAGGTAGAGGTGCATCTTGTCGTTTCATTTTTCGTTTAAAAGTAATTTTGTACTGTTTTTCCAAAGATCTATAGATCATGTCTGCTGTGGAGCCTTTAAAGCCTTTTTGGTCAAGAGTTCCATCTTCTCTGCGAATTCCTAGGCGAAAAGTTTCTCCACATAGAAAACGACATTGATGAACTTCTGCAGAGTAGCCCACGGCTGCTACGAGAGGAATTATTTTGAGGAACGCTTCACTGAGTGTTGAGTTAGACATGTTGAAATGTAGAAGTATTATCTGTTATCAGATAAAATATTATTAATGAACAGTATAAGCAAAAAAAAAATCAATTTTTTTAGATTTCATTTATGAAAAATAAAAAAATTAGGATGGAGTTTATGGAGTCCCAATTTTTTGTTTAAATCTCATAGGCTCGTGATGAAACTACAGAAATATATAAAAGATTTTATATATTTTTGATGTTTCGCACTCTCTCAGTGCCTTAGTTTGTTGACCGAGTTTACTCTCGTGTGCATATCATGCACTAGAAGTGGCGCGCTCCGAACCCAGGCATGGCGAAGGGGAACGGGTTGATCATCGGAGGTCCGAAGACTGCGCGCGGTACTCCGTTGATCCCAACGGCAATCGGGGCGCCACCGCCACCATGGTGGTGGACGATCACTTGGCCTCCAAGCGAGCCGGGTGGCATGTGGTGAATGCGCACTACATGCGGATCGGCTTGCTGCTGCGCGGCGCGTCGGATGTCGACCTGACGGTTTGCCTCGCGAGAGTTGGCGTCCAGGTGGCGAGAGCCAACTAGCTGTACGCCGATCTCGCGTGCATTGCGCTGGCGGCGCTCTTCGGCCTCGGCGATCTCCGCGGCCTCGATGGCATCGGCAAGCTCGCGTTCGCGGCGTGCATCCGCTGCACGGCGGCGGTCGGCTTCCTCGATCTCGCGGCGTGCCTTGTCGTCGGCCTCGCGTTCGCGGCGCTTGTCGGAGGCTTCCATCGCAACAAGGCAGCTATCGCAAGTGCCTGCGCGTGCGATGACTCCGTGGCCTCCGCAGATGCTACCGAGGCAGCGAGAGGAGGGAACTGCACCGCCACCACCGCCACCCGAGGGGGCAGCAGAGGCGCGGTGAGCGCTCGGCAGAGACGGTGCGACGTGCGCAGACTTCTTGTTGAGGCCGAACCGCGATAGGCGCGCGATGAAGGCAGGCAAGTTTTCGTTGGCCGAAGTAACCATTGCCTGAATGTCAGCGTCGCTCGCCTTCATGAGGTGATCCACATTGACCCACTTGGGCAGGTCGAGCTCGCTGTAGGGCATCTTGTTTCAGTTGACGAAGGCGAAAAGCGAAGGCGAAGGGCGATTGACGAACAAAAGGAGCTCGTCAGAATTATAAATCTTAATGAGAATCATATATAATTAAAATTTCAATTTTTTTTAAACAAAGAATTAATAAATTAATTTTTTGTTTTTGAAGAATCTCAGAGATTCGTGATGAATCTTACACCGACGCACCGCTCTTCATGTGCTCGTAGCGCAGCATCGCGCAGAGCGCCTTGGCGTCCATCGAGTGGATGGTCGCCTCGTAGGGCATGATCTCGAGGGTGATCATCTCTCCCTCCTCGAAGTTGCCCGTGCACTTGCCTTGGAAGGTTGCCAACTCTGCAGGAGACACCTCCTGCTCGTAGAAGAAGAGGCGAATCTTCTCGTCGCAGCCTCCCGGACTGGGGTGCATGTCGCCGAGGGAGATCAGCTTGTCGCTCTTGATCTTGATGCCGGTCTCCTCGGCGAGCTCCTTGGCGGCGACACCGATGAAGGAGCCCTCCTCGTCCATCATGCCGGCGGGGATCTCCACGAAGTAGGAGCTGCCGACCGCAAAGCGCGGCTGCTTGGTCCAGATAACCCAGCGTTTGCCCTTGCACGTCAGGATGACGAGGATCGCAACTGCATCACCGCGTATGAAGACGATGCTCGGGATGGGCTTGTCGTTGAAGGTTGCGTCGGCCTTGAGCTTGATGAAGCCGACGTTCGGGCCGAACATGTCGACCGACTGGATTACGATGCGCGTGACCACGATATCCGGGTCGATTGACATAAGCCACTTCTTGAACTTGAGGCTTGATAGGCACTTAATGATGATGTCACGCGTGATGAGCGGTGTCTCGCCAACGATTGGAACGGTATTACTGTTGATGAAGACGGTGATGGAGTCATCGGGAAAGGGAATCGCACTCCATAATCCGCTGCCTCCACCTGCGCCACCAGTTATGCCGCGAGAAGCCATCGTACGAAGAGTAGGCGAGAATATAAGACTTAATAAAACCGTATTAATATTAAAATTTCAATTTTTTATAAACTATAGAAATATATAAAAGATTTTATATATTTTTGATGTTTCGCACGCTCTCCATGCCTTAGTTTGTTGACCGAGTTGACTCTCGGTATGGTATATCCTTATCACCAGTTCTTGGGCTTAAAGCGCTGGTATTCGGGGTCAGGGTTAGACCAGCAGCGAGCCAAGCAGACGAAGAGGAAGCACATGACGCCAGGCACAAACATCTTGATCGAGTATCTACTTGTGCGAGAACACGAAGGTTGGTTTGTCAAAGAGAGTTCGGCAGAATAAATTATCTAAAGAGACTCATATATAAAATAAATTTCAATTTTTTAAGTAATTAAATCCTCAAAAGTTATATCAGTCATTAATGACATATACACTATATATGGTGTATAAAAGTATGTTTTAAACTTCTTTTTATACTCTTTTTCAATATGATCTAAATATTCTTGTTTTTCATGAGAAGTTGATAATCCCTGACATCTTTCAACCATTTCTGCCTTCCAAGCATCAACATCTTTTACAACAATTCCCATAAATTTTGTTAAAAATTCATAGAATTTAATTTTAGATTCTTCCATATGATCAAGGACATATACAGGATTTTTTATATCTGTCATATCTGGAGAACTACCCATTGCTTCAACATATGCTTTCTTCATTAAATATGAAACTCGAGGATCTGTGTCCATCTGTTTTTTATCTTCATCTACAGTTTTTTTAATTTTTTCAAGACTCTTTTTAGTTAATTGATATCTTTGAGAATTCTTTTCTTGGATTTTTTGTTTTAATTTATCACGTAATATTTGCTTTGTATCCATATATATAAAGTGATAATATCTTTTTATATATATTTTTTAGAATATTTTTTATATAAATTATAATATGTTCTTAGATAATTTAAAAAAAGAATACATAAGAAATGTAATAAAACAAATATTTTCTAATTTAAATACATCAGACTTAAATCTTATATATTCAGGATGTTTTGATTTAATTGATTATATACATACAAAATTTCTTATTAAACCAGAAGATAATGAAAAATTTTTTGAACAATTAAAAAGAAATAAAAATAGAGAAATTATAGCAGTTATGAATTTATTATTACCATATATTGATGATATAAATGAGTATGATAAATATAAAAAAATTAATTCTTTAGAGGATATTACAGTTAAAAAAAATGGAAAAGGAGAATATGATATTACAAATTTTCAATATAGTAGAGGGTATGATGATGGAGAAAAATTTAAGGAATATAAATTTTCTCAAACAGATATTGAAATTAATTATATTTTATTAGAAAAAACAATTGATAAAATTTGTAATAAGATGTATGTAAATTGGGTGAATATTGTTCCTGTATTATTAGAAAAATATCATGAATGTCAATTATATAAAAATTCTGTTGAATATTATAAAAATGGAAATCCTCAATATGAGAATATATCATTAACAAAAGGTGAGATACACGATATACTAATAAATGATTTATATTATTCAATTACTGATATTAAATGGTTATTATTTGAAAAATATGAAAATACTCGTGTAATTATGTATTTAGATGTTCTACATGATATATATAATATTTATGATATAATTGATGATTCTCAGAATACTAAATGGTTGTTATTAGATGAAAATAAAAAAAATATTTTTTCAAATAATATTGACAGTTTATATAATAGTGCAATTACAAATAAAAAATATAAAAATTATTCACCTGAATTAACTAAAGATTTTATGTACTATTTTTTATTATTTTTTGATATGAATTATAAATTTAAAAATGATATAAATGGATATAAAAAAATAATTACTGAAGACCGTGAAGATATGCATTCATATGAAGATGAATCTCAAATAATAGATGAAAATAGAACAAAATTATTTCAAAATTATAATAAAATTGATAAATATCATTTATATGATTTTATAAGATCAAATTTATTAAAATTAAAAAAAACATGGTATGGATTTAAAATATTTAAAAATAATAAAAAGATAAATAAATTACACGAATATACACAAATACAAAATCCAGATTTTACTAAATTAGAACATAGATATAATTCAACAACTAATTTAAATCCTAGAGGTATTGTCGTAAATATTTCTTATAAAAACATTTATAATTATGCAAAATCATTACTTTTTATAAATATTCTAAATAATAATAATAATGTTGAATTAAGACATATAAAATTAATGATGACATTAGATTATGAATCAAAAAATAATAATTTAAAAGACGTTATTAATGATTTTTTGAATCATGTATTGCCACGTGGATTTAACATTACTAGAAATTTAAGAAAAAAATACGATAATTTAATAAATCATCAAAATATAAATGATACAATTTATAACTGGATCTGTGATATTGGAGAGTATAACTTATTAGAAATTACATTTGA